CGGCAAAAGGCGCGTCACGGTCGGACATCGCAGGGATGGCCGTACGAAGCTGTTCGATCATGGGATGTGTCATGGCGTTGCCCTCCGTGAAGTCACTTGATGCGTGAGCGGTCGAGCGGAACCCAGCTCGCTTGGAACAACTGCTCGATCTGGAACTCGAACTTGCGCTTCTTGCCGCGCAGGTAGCTCATGGCCCACAGAGCAGGCTCAAGAGCCGGGATCACCTTGGCCTCCTCCTCGGGGCCGTACTCGACGAACTGGATGCGTTTGCCTTTGATCGTGCCGAGACGGTAGTAGTCCAGCACCTTGCCGTTAGCGAGTCGAGCGATCCGGTACATAGGCCCTCCATGATTTAGCCGCCCCCCAGCCCGAAGTCACCCGGAACTGACCGGGGGTAAGAGTGGAGGAGCCCCACTGTCTATAGACTATGGGCGTTTGTCAAGTCAGTGGTAACCTTTTGATTTTGTTCTAGTTATGGCGCTGGTGGTGCTTGAGTTCCTTTAGAACCCGGTGCCACTCTTTGCCCAGCAGTCGAACGAGCGATTCGCTTACCTGAACGATGATGCCCTCATAGACAACGACTTGCCCCATGTGGTCATCGACGGTATGGACCCAATACTTTTCGTATGGGATATCGGGAATAGACATCTGCAACCATTTGCAATCAATTGCAAGTACCAGCGCGTTTGAAGCGCGCTGGTACGTAACCAACCACTTCAAACGAGTAATTACGGAGGCGGTGCCTCTGTTGGCGTGGCGGGCGGTGCCGCTGCTTTGGCCTTGGCCTCCAAGATGGCTTGGACCAGCCTGCTGCGGGCGTCATCGTCAGCCTTCACCACCAGCGCCCACTCGTCTGGCGTCAGGTCGGTGCGACCTTCGGCGTTGGCTGCGCGGATCAGGTTGGAGATCTCCTGTGTCTTCGACAAGAGGCTCAGCAGCACTTCGAGTGCCAGCGAGATGGTGGTCGCGCTCACTTCTTGACCCTCGCATTGATGTACGTCTGTAGCTGCGTCAGGAGGTTCGTGGCGAGAGCCAACTGCCCCTCCGCCGTACGGACATCCCCGACCCCCGCGGCGGCCCTGCTGGCGTCCAGCAGGACTCTGGACTCATCGGCAATCCGCAACACCTGTCCCGCATCGTCCGGGGACAGCGTACCGAGTTCCACGGCATTCGCCGCCGACTCCAGCAACGCCGTGTGCGTGCCGTAGGCATAGGCAAGCTGCTGTTCGAAGGTTCTGGGCTGCTCCCACGCCGCGCACCCCGCCATCAGGATGGCGAGCATGGCGAGGAACGCGAAAGGATGGAACTTATTCAGCGTCCGCATTGGCGATATCCTCCGCACGACCACCCGTGAAGAAAAAGCCGATCAGGGCCGAGACCAGTGCGCCCACGGCTGCCTGCACCTCACCGGGCATCTCGACCGCGGCGAACTGCTGAAGCAGCCACGCGAGAACCGTGGCCACCGGGATGCCGATGCCGACACTCGCAATGGTGCTCTTGCTCGGAGTCAGGGATGAAGACATGACACGCTACCTCTCTGCTTCTACGTTTACGTCACGTAACGCTAACTGGCGCTGCTCCAGAATCTCTTCCCGCTTGCGCAGGTATTGCTTGCGGTCGCGGAGCTTTTCCTTGGCCCCGTCGTTCAGGGTTACGTCCTGATACTGGACCGTCAAGAACTCCAGCTCCAAACGGATCACCTGAAGCTCACTGTCGATCTTGTCGCGCTCCTGCTGAATGGACAAGGCGCGTTGCAGCTTGAAGACCTGAGCAGCCTGTAACTTCTGCGCCTCTTCAGCGTGCGCTCGACGCACATACAGGTTGTCCACGGCAAAGGCCGCCCCGATGAGCGTGCACAACGAAACCAAGGTCGCAATGACCTTTGGGTTCAAATCCCGTTCCTCTGGCACCACGCACGAACGTCGAAGCCCGGACAGGTCTTCAACCATTCATGCCGCTCGACCTTGCCGTCGTTGTCCTTGTCAGGGGACAGGTCTCGATGGCCTAGGATTTCCGCGCTCGGGTAGAGTGCCTTGTAGAACAGGAGGACGTTCTTGAGCGCGGACGCCTGCTCCTTGGTGAACAGGCTGTCGAAGTCGTCTTCGGCTTCCTTGCCGTCAACGTAGAGTCCCCCAACCAGACAGATGCCCACAGACGTTGAATTGTGGCCTGCGACGTGTGCGCCAATATCGTCTGGATGACGGCCCATCTCCAGCAGACCGTTACGACGGACGACAAGGCTGTAGCCAATGTCTGCCCAGCCCTTTGCCAGATGCCACTCCCTGATCTGCTGGCGTCCAATGTCAAGCGTCGGCTTGGTGGCTGAACAGTGGACGACGATGTGCGTGGTCTTCTGTCGGCTAGGCATCGGGGTCCTCCACTGATCGCAACATCTTCGAGGCGCCATTGCGCAGCATGTGGGCCTTCACGAACTGAAACTCGGTTTCCAGCATCGTCAATCGGCGCTCCGTTTGCGTGATGTGGATTGACTGGGTTTCCGACGTCTTCGTGAGCTGCACGCGCATGTCTGTCAACTCCTTGAAGACGTGCTTCTCCAGCTCATTGATCTCCTTGGTGACTTGGTTCTTCGTGGACGACAAGTCAGAGAGTACGGTGTCTCGCATCTCCTTGATGCCTGTCTTCATGAAGTGGACACCGTGCATGACCACCCACGCCCACGCACCAAACGCCAGCGCCAGAAATGTCAGGGCCGTACCTAGCTCGATGTGAGGCATGTCCATCGCGTAACCACCTTCTTCTTGTTGGTTGACTGGTTACCGGCCGATCTTTCGGCCGACAACGATCAGGGTCGCGCTCTGATTGTCCACGAGAGACGAGACTCGTAAGGCGACGGGGGTACGGTCACCAAGGACATACCGCACTAGGGTTGTTCCCACCGAGTCCAGAGAGGCGTCTACAGACAGCCAGTCGGGGGCGGGCGTACCCGTTTGAATAGCCTCTCCAGACGAGGGGCTTTCCTCGACTCGGGCCGTGGCAGCCGCCGATCCGCGGACGTAAAGAGTGAGATCCGTCACACCTTCAGGAACCATGACAATCTGCTTGGCTTCCGTGCCGGGGTTGGGCTTGGTAGCCGTTACCTGCTTCCTCCAAACGCCTTCGGAATAGACAGTCATGGGGCCTGCTCCTTTCTGGATTCCGCCTGCTCTTTGCGCTCCACTCCGACTTCTCTGGGAGCAGAAACACCAAGCCGAACGATCTTACCGTTCACCGAGAGCACCTTGACCTCGATGATATCGGCAATGACGATGCTGTCGCCTTCGCGTCGTGCAAGTACGTACATGGCCGGAGTTTAGGGCCTCCAAACTCCTATAGCTCCAAGTGTCCACCTTGGAGCACGGAGACGAGCACGCTTCCGGAACCCCTATGCCGGGTTGCGCAGATCCGCATGTACATAGGGGCATTGTCAACGGGCAGGTTGGATGACGCCGTGGCCGTGTACACCTCATTCGTGTCTAGGATATGCAGGCGAAAATGCGCGTTCCCGGCTCGCTCGCAGAGGATAGCCAAATCCACCAATTTCCCATTCAGGTAGCTTGGGGCAACACCGAGCCCAACCTTGGTGCTGGCGCCAGTATCGTCGTTATGCATGAAAGACAATTGCGCGTCTTCCGCGTCATTACCCACGACCAGCAAGTTGTTATTACCTCCGGGTTGCAGGGTCGTGGACTGCGTGAACCCGACGCTCACGCCATCACGAGACGGCTCCGTGCCGCCCAGACCGTCAATCGAAAACCTAACCCAGCTCAAAAACCCGCCCGCCGCTCCAGACAACGCGCTGCGATAGGCCATCAGCGTATTACGAGCCGAGGAGACTACCGAGAACCCGGCGGAGACACCGTCCGTGTTTGTGTACATGTACGTGTACGGGTTCATGTTGAGGCGTGAGCTTGGCGTAGCGGCTGCCAGATACGCAGCGTCCACGGTGCCGTGGGTGAAGATAGAACACCCGATGACGTCGAATGCCGATGCTCCTGTGCCGACCCCTCGATACGAATACGTGCAGAACCTCTTGCCAAAAAGGCCGGGGGCCATGGGGATCGCAAGGCCGCCAGCCGAGGCCCACTGAGGCAAACCAAAGCCGCCCATGTCTGCCGCCCACATGTTTGCGTACCCGGCACTAGGGGCACTGGGCGTGCTGATCTCCTGAAACGAACGATTACCCGTCTGCATGTAGGTCTTGACTGCGGACATCGTAGCCCGTCTCGTGGCACCTCCGTCGTTTACGGGAACTTGCTCGGTTCCGGCCACCGTCGTGAGTTCCGGAAGCTCGCTGATTTTTTGGTTAGCCATGAGTCACCTTATCCACAGAACAGGGTATCGCCATTTTCGGCCAGCAACAGGTCGCCATCTTCTTTGAGCAGTATCGAGTTCACGGCCACGTAACTGGTCACTGAGACAGAAGGAGACGCAAGCATCCCAGCACGGCCCGTAGCACTAACCACATGGTACACATCAAGGTGCGGGCGCCTTGCAAATCGGTCATTCCAATCGAGACCGTAGTGTGTGGCAAACCCTCTGGTATTTGCTGCCCTGTCTCCGTAGATGCGCCTCGCCAGATGAATGCCACGCAAGGACGACAAGGGTTTCCGTACGTCTTTCGTCGCCCACGCGTTCAAGGTGCGTGCTGCGAAAAGCGGCCCATCGCCCGTATCCACTGTCTTGGTGATGGCGATATCGGAGGTCACGACCAGCTCCGCCAGCGCTCGGTAGCCAGCCATGCCCATGGCGGCCAATACGCTGGCGACGCTCACACTGACATTGGCGCCGACTGATGACTCACGAGACGCTGCGGCGCTGCCCACGAACGCCAGCAGGCTCATTAGTTCAGATCTCCCGTCACATCCCAGACGTCGGAGCCCAGATACACCAACGTCGCGGTTGAGCCCTGCGCACGTAGATCCAGCGTACTGACGGTATTGATGGTCACCCCCGTACCGGGGACCAGCGATACCTGCCCGCTCCCAGCCTGCCGCACCGTGATAATCGAATACAGCGGGAACGCCTCATCAGCTACTGGCGGAACATTGCAGTCAATTGCACTGGAGTTGGTGAAGCGGACGTACTTGCCGACGTCGCTCACCTGCAAATCGTAGCTCACGCCTGCTTGCGTGTTGACGGAGGCGAACCGCCCCTGCACCGGGACGCCCGTGTGTTCGAACCCCGCCGTGGTGAGCCGAGCCACCGTGGTCTCTGAAGGCCCCGCAGGGTCATACCACGAGAACTCCATGAGCACTTCATCGGCGTTGTTCGTGACGTCTTCATACGCACGATACTTCACCGGGCCGCCGGGGGACGGTGGCAGGAACTCGCCACAGATGGGCGCATCGCCGGGTTCGATTGCGGACCCGGCAAACCTCAGCTTCGCCTCGTTGTAGAATCCGAGAACCCCTCCGGTGCTCCAGCCATTCATGGCCGTCCACTCAGCAGAGACGCCAGAAAACCACCAAGGCGCTTCTATTCCGGTAAGCGCTGTTGTGCGAATGTTCGCCGCATTGAGGTAGGACACGCCGTCTGCAAATAGTGTGTCTGCGAATTGCGTGCTCGGCGGGGTGAACGCACCTTTGTAGCGTGCCGCTTTGGTGAATCTCAGTTCTTCGGCTCGGCCATTCAGCCCCCAATAGTACCCGGACAGATAGCCTCCACCCAGCAATAGCGCAGGGGCAAAGGATCTGGGGATGGACTGTGGGTCACCTTGCCCGAGATCTCCGCCGCCAGTGAACCCGGAGGCTGTGGTTGCCCCAGCCACGCCGTTCACGTACAGCGTCAACACGTTGTTGTACATCTCCAGAGCTATATGCACGTACGTGTTGTAGCTGGTAAAGCCGTAGAAGATCGCAGTACGCCAAGTGCCTTGGTCGTTCAACCTAGCTTCTAGGTTCGTACCATTTTTTACGAACGCCAAGCGCCCATGGTTATCGTTGTACGGCCCAACGTAGTGTACGTACACATAGTCGTGGCCCATGATGATGTACTGGTCAACGCTGTTTGCTACGTCGCCGTACTGAGCCAGCGAGAAAAATCCTTCTAGCGTCCAATCATCGCCCGTTTGGCTGAACGGCAGCTCGACCCTTCCCTCCGCGTACACGTAAGGGGTTCGCACTATTGAGGCATCGAATAGCGCACCACTTTCAGAGATCGTGAGCGCCCCATCTCCGGCCTGAAGCACGGCCTGAGAGAGGCTAAAACCATTTGCATATACGTGCAGGATCTCTGAGTAGCGAGCCAGAGGGTCATGCCGATCAGCGTAATAAGAGATCGGGTTGCCGTAAAACTGCGGATTGGTGTTATTGAAATTTAGTTCACATCGGACGTTGAATGAGCTGCCCTCCTGCTCGAACACCTTGATGCCGATGTTCGTGTCCGTCACTAGGTTAGCTAGGTACGAACGATCCGTATAAAACGCTTCTGCTGGGGGGGTTATATTTCCGCCGCTTTCAGCGTAACGCGCATAGCTGAACGCGCGCACGGCCTCCACCTTGCCATTCAAATCCCTGAGAGACGGTACGACCGACGACCACCCGGCCCCTGCTGAACCTATGAGGAAATCCCCATTGCCACCACCAAACCTCGTGCCAAGGCTTCGCCGCTTATCTGCCGTAGTTCCGACCCCGTTCAAGTAAAGTCGCACTAACCCGTTCGCACTTACTTGCAACGCTAAATGGTGGTAGGTGCCCGCAGCCGCAACACCAGTCACGAGCTGAACATCGTTGCCGTCTACATTCGATTCCAGCTTGGCTTGATACCAGATCAGATGAAAACACTGATCTGTCCCTCTCCAGATAATGAAATCGCCTAGATATAGGGTCGAAGTGGTGTTGTCGGAGGCAATGACCGCATACGCATAGTCATTGTTGTCTACATACACCACCATTTCCAACGTGAATTCAGAGTGCTCCCAAAACAGAATGTCCCCGGTAGCCTCCACATAGTTTTGTCTAAACTCTGTACCGGGGAAGTCCAAGGCATATGGCTCGAAATACACCGGAGTCGTGACAGGTGACACTGTGCCCACGATTGCAGGCGCCGCTGGCGACGGTAGGTAAGTCCTGACCCCACGATCATCTGCTTTGACCAGCAGGGTTATCAGCGTGCTGTCGTCGTACGAGTATTCTGTATCCCACACCTCCCCCGGAGGGATACTGAACATCGTCGGCTCTACCACCGTCAGGTTATTAACCTGCACGTTGGTCTGCACGATGGGAGAGGTGTAATCGCCCAGCGAGGATTCGTACGCAGCAGGTGCTGTGGGGGCGTCGTTTGAGTAAATCGTTTCGTCGTAGGGCTCGGCTTGGATTGCCCAACGCCCACGTGTCGTCCCAAGCCCGATGACACGCAACAGCTTGTTCTGGAATCCGAGCGGATGAGTCAGGCTGATGATGGAGCCGACCTGAAGCTCCAATGCCTCATCGAATGCCGTGAACTCGACCTGCAAGTCGAGCATGAGACGATTCAACCGTTCCTTGGCTTCACGGTACGCCTGCGCATACCAGTGGATACCGGGCAGCGAGACACGAGACACGCGTGGGGCGATCACTTCCCCCGGTGATTCATACACGGCCCGCTCAGTCACCCACGAAGCGTCATTGGACGCGTCCCGGTACTCGACGATCACTGTCGTAGGCAACGTGCGTGGGCTGCGCTTCTTTACGCGCAACGATCCTGCAACGATGTCATCGGGTCCGAAGGCTCTGGCAAGGCCCGCGGGCATGGCCTCAGCGCGATCAGGCACGAACCTGACAACGCCGCCTTCCCAGTTGATGAAACAGCCTGTGTACACGCGAAAGACTTTCGCCCAGTCTTCGATCTCGCGTGGCTCTTGCAGCGTCAGGCCAATCCTGCGCCTAGGCTCGCCGCCCACTAGCTCGTCGTTGAAGTCTGCGCCGAGTTCCACCGAATCCCAGTCCACCTCCCAGCCAGCACGTGTCGCCACGTAGGCCGCGCCCAGCACGGGGTTGTCTGAGTACACCGTCGTGTCCGTGCGCGGGTCGTACAGCTCCTTACCTTCGATGATGGCTTCGATCTTAGGGAAGCTGCGCGAGAACGCCTTGGGGATGCGCAGCACCGCGTAGCACGCATCAATGTCATCGGTGTAGCCAGTCACCAGCGCAGAAAGCAGCGTAGACACGCCGCCTTGCGGGTAAAGCTCTACAACTGCCGTGGGCTGCGACTTGAGACCTGTGGTCAGGTCGTCAACGTCCACGCCGTCCACGTACAGCTTTACGAATGCGTTCGAGGTCTCACCGAATGCGGCCAGCAGGTACAGGTAGCCGTTGGCGTCGTCTACATGGACGAACCCGATCTTCGCCGGAACCTTGTCGATCCCAAGGATGATGGGTAGCGGGGTGTTTGGCCCCATGACCTCTTGGCGACTGCGGGAAGCATCACCGACGTCATTCAGGTCGTCCGCACCCGGCACCCAGTTGGGCAGGCGCGGGTATTTGTTGTCCAACAGGGCACGCGGGACAACAGGCTCCTCACCATCGCGGGTCACCTTCACGACGCGACTCCAGTAGCGGTGACGGACGAGCTAACCGACAAAACGACCACCCCGTACGCCAGTCTGCGAGTGCCGACCAGCACCGTCTGCACGCGCCACCGTTGATCACCCTCGATGGCCTGAGTCCTAGGCTTCTCAGCGTAACGGCACAGGTACTCCACCCCGTCTCCAGCGAACACAAAGCCGAATTCGCTGAACTTGTGGAGGCGATAGTGATCCTCGATGGCGTCAAGGTCTTCGGAGTAGACCTCGTGCAGGACGTTGAACACGTCCCACTCCTGAGAGTAGAACGTGCGGAATCTGGGCTTACCTGACTCGGCACGATCCACCTCGGTGCCCGTCGTCGTTTCCTTGACGGTGCCGATGAGCTGATTGACTGTCGGGTAGTTAGCCAAGATCTCTCTCCAATACGTACGTCGTGGAGTTCCACGCCACGATGCCGCCCTCAGGCGGCAGGTGATTGAACCCAGCCGTCTGCGCGTAGTAGTTAGGCAGGAACGACGTCTTGTACCGACTGGTGACCACCGTGATCCTCGCGGCGTCGTAGTCCAGCTCCGTGTCGTCACACGTGCCGTAGGCGTAAAGCACGGGCGCGCTGTTTGTACCGTCTGGCTTCAGGTACGTCGTCCAGATCGTGACCACGGCATCCGCGATCTGGTTGTTCAGCACGAGACTGGCGGCGAAGTTGTCCTCGTTGAGGATTTCCAGCACGCACGACTGGCTGCCGTCTCCACCCCATTGGAGCGAAGACACGCGTACTCGACCTTCGTCGTACACGTTTCCGCCAAACACGACGGCACGGTTCTCTGACAGGTAGAGCACCTGCCCCGGCAATTCGAGGCGCACTAGATGAATCGGCTGCGTGTGCTGCCGTTCGACTTCAGTGATTACCTCAGAATCAATGTCGCGCACGATTCTCATCAGGCGTTCACCTCACGAGCGGCCCTAGAGATAAGGCCTGAGAATCCACCTCCCGTTGAGCGTGTCGAGGAGGTAGCCACCGTAGTATTGGGCGCCACGCTGGCGGCGGGGGCGCTTGGCGTCCGCCCAGACCACGATGCGATGGTCTCCGCCGCCCTTGCAAACACGCCGACCGCATTAGCGAACTGCGCGGTGGACTCGGCCTGCTGCGCGACGATGATGCCCTGTCTCTCCATGCCTGCCAGCATCGCAGCCGACAACTGGTCGTTGACGCTCGTCGCACTTGCATCGAGGGCGCTGAGCCCCGCCTGCGTTTGCTGGTCAACGATTTCGCTGACGCCATCCAAGAAGGTCAGGAACTCAGGCGCCATGGCCTGACGCTGCGTGTCATCCAAGCTCTGGTACAGGCTGTTGACGAGGCTATTGATCTCGGACGAGATCTGCTGAAGCTTCGCCGGGTCGGTCACCGTGGTGAGCTGGGCGGCGAGGTCTTCCGTCCGCTGCTTGCGGAAATCGTACAGCTCCTGAGGAGCCATCAGCGATTCGCGGATGGACAGCGCCGTGTCCGCGAACATCTTCGTGATCTCTTCCTTGACCTGATACAGGGCGGCAGCCAACTGCACCGCCGCGGCTCGTTGCGCCACGAACGCTTCCGTCACGGAGGTGATGGACTCAATCGTGCCGTCGAACTGCTCGTACACCTTCTGGGCGGCGTCAACCAGATCGTAGTACTGCTCGGTGGCCGTTGCGTTGGCCTTCTTGTACGCCTCCAGACCATCCACGGACGGCTTCAAATTGATGGCAACGGCTAGCGTCGCCAACTGCTGAAACGCCGCGATGAACTCCTTCGTGTAGTGCATGGAGTTCTTGAACGTATCCCCGGCCTTTTTAAGCTCCGGGTTCATGGCAATGAGGTCTTTGCCACTGATCAGGAAGGTGTTCAGCAGCGTCCTGAACTCGGAAGGCAAGATATCTTCGGTCTTAGTGTCAACCCTAGCGGTCGGCTGCATGGCCTCTATCGTTCTTCCAAACAACCGGAATATCGGCCCCATCCCTTCCGCACCGCTGGCCCGGAATTCAGAAAAAATATCCGCGATGCTTTGCCTGCTGGCAGCTCCGAGGTATGCCTGAATCTGCTTACCCGCCATGTCCAACTGGGCCTGCTCGATCTCAGCCTGCACCTCTGTATCGCTCTTGCCCTTGGTGCTGATCTTGATGGTCGCCCCGGTGAAGTTGCTAATGGCTTCCGTCGAACCTCCCAACTCTTCGGCAAACCCGAGCAGCATGTCACGGGTCTGCTTGAATGCCTCCTGCATTGCGCGCAGGACAGGATTCCATCGGTCGAGTGATTCGCGCTCTACACTGGTACTGCTGCTGAACCACGAGCCGTACTTCTTGATCTTGGTGTAGAAATCCCCCATGACCTTGCCGCCCTCGACGGCAAACTCATAACCGAAATCCTTGATCTTCTGTCCACCGCCGATGATGTTGTCTACCAACGACCCGATGGCACCGCCGACCAGTGACCCAACAGGCCCCCACAGCGAGCCGATGACCCCGCCCACAGTAGACAGAACGCCGTTCCTAGTCGCGTCTCCTCGCCCGCCCAGTAGCTGGTTGGTCACGTAGCCGCCCGCATAACCGACCGCCGCGCCGCCTACGGCTTGCCCAGCCATTGATCCCCACCCAGCGACGCCAGACTGCGTTCCTAAGGCGACCTGACTCATGCTGCTGTAGCCGCCGCCAGACAACCACGTGCTCAGGCCGCCCTTGAAGGCTGTTCCGAAGGCCGACAAGGTGGCCCCGAACTGGCCCATCCCCTGCAACATCTTTCCAATGCCGGGGATTTGCGAAAGGTACTGGGTGATACCCCCACCGCCACCCGCACCGCCAAGCACTCCACCAGCCTGCTGGGCATTCCCGATCATAGGGAAGTATTTCTCTAGGGCTGACCCAAAAGCCCCCTGTAAGCCATCAGTCAGGCCGTCGAGGGAGATGCTGTTCATCGCCTCTTCGATCTTCCCGCCAATGTCTCCGAACTCTCCGCCGATCTTCTCTGCCCAGACGGAGATCTCTTCTAGGCCGTCCATGACCCCGGAGGTGTCTCCGAGCAGGCCCGTACCTCCGGTGCCCGCCATGGCCCTCTGGAAGCCCTTGTAGGTTCCCTCTTCGATGGCGCGCACCGCCGTGCTGTGGGTCGCCATCACGCCTGCGGGATTTTCCTTCACCCCCATCACGCGCTTCATGATGTCTCCGGTGAGCCCGCCACCGAACACTTCACCGGGCTTCGGCTGGCCGGAGAATATCTCTCCGATCTTGGCGATCATGGGCCTAGTGATACGGGCATGGGCAATCTCAGCAATGAGCTGCTTGAACGTGTCTTTGATCTGCTCCTTGAACGAGTCCATGCCGTCGAAGGCTGACTTCCAGAGTTCCGCGAAGCTGCCGTCGATGCGCTCGATGGCGGATTCCCACGCCTTCTTCCACGCATCGGCGAGGGTGATGTTTCCCTGAATCTCGCGGGCCTGACGGTCGTACTGCTCGTTGATGACCTGAGAGGCTTTCGTCGCCCACTCGGCTCGCTCTTGCTCGGAAAGGCTGGCCTTGGAGAGCAGCGACTCCATCTCAATCAGCGCCTTGGTACGCGCCACCTCGTTGGCAATCAGTGGGTCGTACTGGGCTGTGAGCTGTATCAGGCCATCCTGCTCCAGTGCAATCAATTGCAAATTACGATTGTGGTTCGCTTCGGCCACACGCATGTACGCAGCCAGCGCCTCTGGATCTCCCGCCAGCATCTTCTGAGCGTTCTCGATCTTGGCGGCGTAGTCCTCGATGGCGACTGCCGCAGGATCCATCTCTGAACGGATCGCCTTCAGGCGCTTCTCGTACTCACCGCCTGCCCGAGACGCCTCGTCGTAGGAGATCACCGCAGCCAGAATCTCCTTCTGGTACTCCTCCTCGGACATGAGGCCGCGTCGCAGCGCCTCGTCCAGCGCTTTCACCTTGGCGTCAAGTTGCTGAAGGGCCGCTGCCGCAGGGCTGGCGGCGGCTGCAATCCCCTCAAGGAATGACTCCATGGGCGTCTTTTCCATGGCCAGCTTCTCGGCCGCTACTTGGGCGGACTCCATGGCCCGGCCCAGTTCCGCAAGCTGCCTGTTCGCCGCCGCCGTGAACGCCGCCATCTTCTCGGCAGGGGCGTTAGAGGCTCCAGCCACGGTCTCCATGAAATCACGGAGTTCCTGTGCCTGCTTACGGATGGCGTTGGCGGGATCGCTGGCAATCACCTGATCAATGCGAGCCAATTGCTCCGCAGACAGGGCATAGGTGGCAATCTTAGCTGCCGCCTCTTCCGCCGCCTCACCGTGGGCCTTGGTCGCCTCGCCTGCCCGTTCTGCGGCCCCGGCTGCCGAGTTCTGCCACTCGATAGACGCCTTCAGCTCCTCTCGGTAAGCGCGAGTCTTGTTAATCGCCTCAGTGTAGCTCTCGGTGTTCGCATCCACGGCTGCGGTGTACGCCGCCATGCTGGCCTGCCCGTCCTTTCGCAGAGACTCACCGAACGCCACCATGTCGTCGGCCAAGAAGCCGAAAATCTTCGATCCCCGGAACATCTCTCCAATGTTGACGATTACCCGGCCTGTGACGTCCTTAATGACACCGAGCCCGCCCGTCAGGATGTTGGTCAGCGATGAACTGAAGTGGACCGCCGCACGGGCGATCTGCTGAAACATTTCGATGAAGTACGTGACTACCAGCGCCGTGTAGTCATCGAAGGCCGGTACCGACTTCATGATCCACTCACGAAGCGCCGAGGCAATGTCATACGCCACGATGCCCGCGATGATGGCCAGCCCGAGACCGTTGAACGCAGCTTTGATCTTAGTGGCGCCTGTCATGGCTGCCGTTGCCATCTTGCCCATGGCCCCTTCGGTAGCCAGAGCCGATGCGGCAAGGTCAATGCCCAGCATCTTCACCGCCTTCGAGGCGAGTGCGATGGCTGAGTTGAAGGTCACGATAGCCGTGGCCGTGGCAAGCAGGTTGAACAGGGCATCCACATGCCTGTTCAGGAACTCCAGCGCCGGGACCAGCAGGTTCGAGATCTGGGTGCCGACTTCAATCAGCCGATTGGTCAGCTTGTTCTTGAGGTCACTGCTGAGCTTCGTTGCTGTCTCGTTCACCCGAGACATGAACTTCTCCATGACCGTCATCTTGTCGGTCATCTCGCCCGCAACCTTGGCCCACGCCGCACCGTTGTCCTTCATGAGGGACAGCAACGTGTTCACCGACTGGCCGGGGCCGAGTAGATCTTCGAGCGCCTGCTTGTTGCCGCCCGTCTTCTCGTAGATCTCCTTCAGGACCGTGCCCAAGCCCTCGTTGGCCACACGGCTGGCATTGATGACCAGCCCGTGTTCCTTGAACTTGCTGGTCAGTTCAGGCGTCACACGAGTGAGCTTCGTAATCAGTTGCGATAGGCCACTCATGGCCTTCATGACGCCCCGCGACCCGCCCGCCGTCTCCGACAGGGTGCCCACGGCGATGGCAAAGTCCTCGACCCCGAGGCCAGCGTTGGCCATCTCAGGCCCCAGCCGACCTGCCGTAGTCGCCATCAGGCTCATGGCTTCTGCGTTGCCACGAGAGGCCACGGCCAGAGTCGCCGCAGCGTCTTGCGCCTTGGAGGCGTCAATGCTGAAGGCGCTCATGATCTGAGACAGGCTGGCCGCAGACTGACCCACGTCGCTGAAGGTGGCATCCGCAAGCTGGTTGGCCGCTCGCAGCACCTCGGTCGCCTCAGCGACGTCACGGTAGCCACGAGACACGATCTCCAGCATGGCCGCGTCTTCTTCCAGCTTGGAGTTACCGAACTCCTCGCCCAACGCGCCAAGGGTGGCCTTCAGGGACTTCATCTCCTCGTCGGTGGCCCCGGTGGCGTTCTGCACCTTGACCAGTGCCGCTTCGAGGTACTGAGCCATGCTGACGGCTTCTTTCATCGCCGCCACGCCCGTAGCCACGCCCGCCACTTGCAGGAGGCCCGAGGCAATCGCCGTCGCAGGGTCAGCCCCATCACCACCGCCACCGCCGCCACCCCCACCCTGATCCGGGGGCTTGTTCAGGCGCTCGCGGTCTTCAGCCAGCTTCTTAAGGCCCGCAGCGTAGCTCTCAGCAGTGATCTTGCCTTCCTGCATGGCCTGCGCCCATTCCTTCTCCTTCTGCGCCAGTTGCTCCAACTGGACAGGGATGGGGTCAAGCTCACGACGGAGTTTCTGAAGGGCGTTGACTTCCTGTTCGGCAACCTTGGCCGCTTCCTCCTGCTGCTTCTTGAGGGCTTCGGCCTGCTCGTCCACGATCTTGATTGCAGGGGTCAGCTCATCCATGGCTTCCTTGGCCATGGTCGCCCAGCCGACGATCTCCTCGTTACCGAAGGACTGGCCGACCTGTTTGAGCTGGTCGAGGACCCCGTTCATGGCGGTGACCTGCTCTACGGTCGCCTCTCCGGTGCGCTCGAACTCCTCCATCTTGGCAACGAGGTTCTGGAACAGCTCACCGCCCATGTCCGTGAGGAACTTCTGGGCAGACCCGCTCACCTCGTTGAACGCCTCTCGGGTGCCCTCGATGCTCTGTTCGAGGGTACGAGCGGTGGTCGCAAAGGTACTGGCGATCTCGTTGCCGGAAGACCCGAGCTTGTCGAGGTCATCGAGTAGGGACTGGAACTGATCCTGAGTCCCCGAGGTGTCCACCTCCACTTTGATCGGCTTGGCCGCTTCAGGGAGGGTGGTGCTCACCAGCTCCTCGACCTGCTTCAGCTCCACCGTTGCTTCTTCGGTCTCTGCCGTGACGATGACGTTGGCGTACATCTCGTCGGTGAGCGCCTTGAGGTCAGCCCACTGGCTTTCGGCCTCAGCCGTGTCCACCGTGGCCATGATCACGGTCTCTGTGGCCGACACGTCTTCCACAACCTGCTTCAGGTCGGAGGTGTCCTCGCTCTGCACCTGAACCGTCACATCTACGGGCTGAATGATCTCCAGAGGGACGATGGGCTTGATCTCCTCCCGAAGGGCATCTGTGACGGTCGCTGCAACGTTTACGGGCGTGGTCACCTGTGGGGTGACCTCCGTCTTGATCTGCGCTGTAGCAGGCTCAGGCTGGGGCAGAGGCGTAGGAGTCGCCACACCCTGAGTAGCCTCCTTCAGTTTGCCCATCTTCATGCCGCGCATGTTCAGGTCTGCCAATGCCTGAGACAGACTCGCGGCCTCGTTCTGTGCAGACCGCATGGCCGTAGCAATAGCTGTCACGTCGTTCGCATAGCGAGTCAGGGACGAGGATCCGCCCTGAAGGCTTTCGTGAAGCTGGACGATGACATCCCGGTAGGTGAACACCGAGGATGCCGACTTCATGAGCAGATCGGAGAACTTCTTCTCCGACCGCCCTGCCGCGTCTAGCTTCTTAGCCGTCGTATCTGCGGTGTCACCCATGTCATCCATGACACGGATGAACTCCCGCGATCCTTGTACGGACCGACCTGCGTCTACGACTACGTCTATGCGATATTCAGTTGCCATCGCTCGGATACCTTCGCCCGCTCTTGCCCTTGGGCTGATCGGACGGCTTGTTTACATGCTTCAGGTACACCGAATCGAGAGCCTGAATCATCGTGATGTAGGTGTCTCTCTCTTCGAGGTCACGGACTTCGAACACTTCGAAGTAAGCCGCCATTTCGCTCATCGGGATGGGACCGACCCCGCCCATCCCGACTTGCCGACTACTGCTCAGCGCGTTGAACGCCCGGTAGTACTCGGCTAACCACGGCTTCAGTCTTGGCTGGTTCTCTAGGGCTTCGACTCTTTGCCCCTGCTCTGCGAGCTTCTTTAAGAACTCAAGCTTTCCGCCCCACTGGAGTTCCCAAGCCAAGACTTCCGTCAGTTTTTTGCGTCTTCCTCCTGTTCCAACTTGCGGTAGTTGGCTGCCTTGTTAGCCATGCTCTGGATGTCACGGAACAGCTCCGGGAGGTCCGTCAAAACTTTGACGCAGGCTTCCGGTGAAAACGGGGTCTTGCCGTTCGGGGTCTCCAGCCACGCTTCCCACGTACCATCCGGCGTCGGGTCGTCGGAAACCTTGGACTCCCAGCCCAGCACGACCGTGTGGGCATACACCTCGCGCAGGATCGCTTCCGAGACCTTCTCATCCATGGTCTCGTTGTCCATCTGATGCCGATAGGGCTTCAGCTTGGCCTGAAGCAGCTTCTTGAACGCGTGGTTCGAACCGCCAGCGCGGGCGAGGCGGAAACGGAAGTCCCCGTAGTTCACGAGGATGCCCTCGTTCTCCACGGACTTGTCAACGTCGAACAGCTTGTAAGGGTTTGCCATCTTCTACACTCCTCTCTCGTCATGAGAGGGAGGCGGCGTAATGCCGCCCCCCTTGATTTGCAGTCAGTTGCAAATTACGACACGTAGCGGTCGATGATCAGGATGCGGCCACTGGCGTCCGGATTGCCTTCGAGCTGGAACTCGGCCATCACGTCGGAGTCCGGGCCTCCGGCCACGATGGACGGGTTCATCAGCGTCGCTGCCGGGATCGTGACGCCGTAGCCACGGCCAGCGTTGTCCTTCAGGACGAACGAGACGTTGACGTCGGTCTCGTTCTTGTACAGGTCGTACATCGTGAAGTCCTTGAAGTACAGCGTCAGACTGCCCGACAGGTCGATAGTACCGCGACCCATGCCCTGCGCATCCGCCGAGCCGATGGCGTACTGTGAACGTGCGCCCTGCTTGGTGATGTTGAGCTGCAACGCCTGTGCAGGCGCACTGATCGCCGCGCCGTCCACGACCACGTTCGCCACGCCCGCGACGGTGTCGATGACACGACCCGTGGGGGCCGCGTTGTAGGCGCCCGTGGACGACGTGGTCGTGCCCTTCAGCTCGGACTTCGCCATGACGTTGAAGCTGCCCTCGACGAAGTTGCCGACCGAGGCGCTGAGCTGGAACTGCGACACGTAGCAGCCTGCGTACTTCAGGAACAGGTTCGACGCGAGCTGCTTTTCGAGGAAGTGCGAGTTGAACGTCGTGCCGTTCACGATGCGGCTGCTTCTGATCGTGATGGTGTCACCTGTCGAGACCTCGGCGGTCAGGGTCGCCGGGAACACCGTGGCGGTGCCTGCCCCAGCACTGACCAGACGGAACCAGCCGTTGTTGCCAGCCGTGTCCCAGCCGTTCATGTAGAACCACTGGCCGACCACCAATTCCGCGGCGAGATCCACGGCGCTGTACGTGATCGTGTTGGCCGCCGTGATCGCCAGATCGCCCGTGGCGTCCGAGACCGCGGCATCAGCACCCCACGTGCTGTTGAGTGCGCCAGCGATGAACTTGTCGAACGTACCAGCCGACAGCGCGAAGTTGACCGCGCCCTCCACGCCCACCTGCGTGGTGATGGCGTGCGACACGACGCCGTCCGGCTTGATCTCCTGCGGGCGATTGCGCTGCTTCTGCTCGCTCAGCGACTCACCCGTGATGCGCATCTGGTCGAATGCGACGGCTGGGGCGGTGCCCCACGTGACTTCGTCGGCGAACGCCAGCTTGATGTCGCTGGTGTCGATTGCTGCACTGTAGTTAATAGACATGGCTTACCCTCAAAGTTAGAAAAGATAGTCCCTCACGAACGGCACGGTAACGTTCACTTGGAAGTTCGCGCCCTCAACACCTACCACTCGAATGGATGGCGTCCTAAAAAGGACCGACCCGTCCGTGTAACTCAACCTCTGCCGTCTAAACAGTGCTGCCACCTGATCAGCCAAATCTAGCGCCGTCTTGTCGCCCCAATTTGCAGGGGTAAACACTTGGACCACTACCAATCCGGGGTGACGTTGCACAACCTTAGGAGATCCAATCTCCACTTGGAAGGCTTCGCCCGCCCGAATCGTAACCGCAAGCCAACTCGCCTTAGAGGGCGGGGTGAAATCGCGGTTTGGCCACGCAATCTGGGTAGCCGTCCAGCCACTCAGAATCGTCCCAACAGCCTCTCTTTCAATCGCGGCTGTCATTCAAATCTACCTGCTTGGAATTTAGCTCCTCCAAAACTTCCACGATAGTCACTTCGACCATACCGTTTGGAGCCTTGTTCGACCTGCCAGCTTCCAGCAGTTCTATGTACGGAGCGTTGTTAGCCAGATAGATCGCCTCTCCAAGAGGCGCGGACTCGATCTGCTTCTGAACCCTCCGCATCTTAATGACTTCGGTCTCAGTGAAGG